ACAAGGCAGTCAGCGTCCACACTTTCGGCAGCCAGACCGTGACTGCCGGAACCTTCACGCTGACCATGCCAACCAATGATGCAAGCACTGGCCTGATCCGGCTGGCGTAACGCAGGGGCAGCACCATGGCTGCTTACGGCACAGGTTATTACGGCCTAGGCGTCTACGGCATAGGCAATGTCGTTATCAGTGGCAACCAAGCCACTGGCGCTGTTGGCACTGTACTGGCCGACAGATCAATTCAAGAAGATGGAACCATTGCCACCGGCAATGTCGGAACCGTCACGCTCACCATTACCATTGCCATCACGGGTAATGCAGCCACTTGTGCCGTTGGCACGCTGGCGCCAGACGCATCCAAAGCAGTCACAGGCAATGCGGCCACGCTGGCCGTGGGCACTGTCGCGCCTGCCAGGTCAATCGACCTCAGTGGCAATGCGGCCACTGGTGCAGTGGACTCTGTTGGAGTAACCCGGTCCACGGCCACAACTGGCAACGCTGCCACTGGTGCTGTTGGCACTATGTCGGCAGAGGTAATCTCTTTCCAGGCCATCACAGGTGTTTCTGGGACTGGTGAAGTTGGCAGTGCGTCAAACGTCATTGAGGTTGCGATAATCGGCAACGAGGCAGTGGGATCTGTTGGGGTCATGGTTGGGTTTGGATGGGGTTCGATTCCCGACACATCAGAAACCTGGACCGCCCAGTCAGATACACCAGAGACATGGTCGCCAGTGTCCGACACGGCAGAGACATGGACTCCAGAGTCAGACACGTCAGAGACCTGGACGCAGATCGCAGACAATTCAACATCGTGGCAACAGGCCGCATAGGAGTTTTAACATGGCAGATACCACAACAACCAACCTTTTATTGACCAAGCCCGAGGTGGGGGCCAGCACTGACACTTGGGGAACCAAGATCAATACTGACCTTGACAGCGTTGACGCAGTCTTTGCGGCTGCTGGCACCGGCACCAGCGTTGGCTTGAATGTTGGAGCTGGCAAGACGCTGGCAGTGGCAGGGACGTTGACGGTCACGGGTGCGGCAAGTACGATCAACGCAACAGCGATTGGTGGAACTACACCAGACACGGGTGCGTTTACTACGATGAGTGCTACAACAGGCGCAGCAGTGGGCGGGGCAACTGCTGGCGCTGGTGGTCTTGCGTTTCCAGCTACTGCGGTAGCGGTGGCTGACGCAAACACGCTAGATGATTATGAGGAGGGTACTTGGACTCCAAATCAAGGTGCTGGATTAACTGTTGTTGGTGCATTTAGTTCTAGTGGCACTTATACCAAAATTGGTAGAGTAGTGACAGCTACAGGAATTTTGTTCGGCGCAACTTCTATTACTACCTCGGCGGCGGGGGTGGTTACATCAAATCTTCCTATTGCTCATGCAACGGGTCATTCGGGAGGAACTTGTGTAAATGCGCTTAATACATCTTCAACTATTGTATTTGCTGTAAGTACGAGTGTTTATAGCACCTCAGTCATAGGCACAAGCACTTATATTTTCTTTCTAACAACATACCAAGTTTAATTAACTACATTGGATTGATGTAGTCGGACACTTAACCAAAGGAACCATCATGTCTATCACCAAATCAACCACTGTTGATCAAATCACCGTCACTGAAAACGGCATCGTTCTTTACCGTGAAGCCACCCGCATCATGGAAGATGGCAACGAACTGAGCAAGACATACCACCGCAACAGTCTCACGCCGGGGCAAGACTTGACGGGTGTCCCTGCCAATGTCGTTGCTCATTGCAATGTGGCTTGGACTGCTGAAGTCATTGCGGCGTATCAAGCGGCACAAGCTGAAAGCGTTGGCGCTTAATGTCTGACTCTACTGAGACCAGGCTGGCAGTGCATGAGGCCATTTGCACAGAGAGGATGAAATTCATTTCTGACTCTCTTGCAAAGGGTTCCGAGCGCATGACCAAGATCGAGTATTTGCTCTACGCTGTGATCGTGGCCGTCTTGCTTGGCCCTGGTGCTGCTGCATCACTCTTTGCAAAGATCTTTGGTTTGTAAGATGTGGACCCAATCAGCATCCTGCTTATGGCCTCTAGCGCATTTAGCGCTATCAAGCAGGGCATTGCAACATACAAAGACGTTAAGAATACCGCCGGTGACGTTAAGAAGATCGTCAACGAGATTGCTGGCATGTTTGGGCCAAACCCAACCAAAGAGCAAAAGAAGCAGATCGTTGCAGAGCAAAAGCGGGTGCAAGAAGTCGCGGCCTATGATCCCAACCAGGTCATGGGAGACATTGCAAAGCGCTTGGGTGAATTCATGCGCCACCAGCAGCAGATCCAGGATTACTACCTTGAGGAAGAGCGCAAGTCAAAGGAAGAGGTCTACGATGGCGCAGACTCTTTGGCAGAGCGTGCCTTGCAGCGTACCCTTGTGCTCACCCAGTTGAGACAGATGGAGACTGATTTGCGCGAGCAAATGATCTATCAGTCGCCACCAGAGTTGGGAGATCTTTGGACACGGTTCAATGAGATGCGTGAGCAGATCTCAGTTGAGCAAGAGCAAGCCAGGGAGGTTCGAGATCAGCGTGAGGCGCAAGTGAGATGGCAACGAAGAAGAATGATCGCGGACCTGCAAGACAAAGCAATCTACCTGGTAGCCGCCTTGTTGATAATCGTGTATCTCAGCGTGTTTTGGTCACTCCTAGTGATGGACCGAAAGACAAGATGGGGTTTTTGATTGCGCTCATTGCGATGGTGCTAGTTTTCTGTTTGATGCTGCCGATAATTTCGATAATATATTTCGATACCCTGGCAGTGCAAAAGGAAAGCAAAGCCCAGATTGATCGCATGGAGAGGCTGCGCAAGCAGCTCGAGGAAGACCGAAAGAAGATGGACCATGACAACAGGAAGGAAGACTGAATGAGACTGCTGCTTTGTCTGACCATCATGGTGCTTGCTGGGTGCGAGGATCGGTATCGATACACCTGCCAGAACCCTGACAAATTCGATCTGCCTGAGTGCCAGAAACCTCGCTGCTTATTCACGCAGACCTGCCCTGAGTATTTGGTTGCCCCAGTATTGACAAACAAGATTGACGATAAGAAAGGCGAAGATGTTAAAAAGTAAATACACCGCAGAAGACATCGAGATCAGAATTTGGGGCTTTGTCGTTGTCTGCATAACTGTCATTCTTTTTGGAATTGTTTTTGTACTGCTCTACAGCTTAATTTTTGTCGTTCAGCCAATCAAATCAATGGCTCCACTAGACATGGCTTTCTCTAAAATCTTGAACGACATCGTGCTTTTACTTGTTGGCGGTATTGGCGGCATTGTTGGCAAGCGTGCCGTGGGGGCTGTCAGCCAGGCCGTTACACCTACACCGGCACCTACACCTGCCCCGGCTGCACCAGCGCCTTCTACCCCTGTTTCTGCGCCTGCCAGCGGTGCTCTGCCAGTCTGGATCAATCCACCCCTGGATGAGAGCTGGACGCCGCCACCTCCACCGACAACGCCACCCGAGCACCTGGAACCCGATCACGTCCGCGAGGAGATCGCAGCAGCAAGACGTGAGGCTGGGCAGTGAATCCATACCTGATCATCGCGGCCATGATTGCCATTGCCGGTGCTTATGGTTACGGCCACCATGTTGGCTATGCCGACCGTGACGCTGAGATGCAGGCTCACATTGCCAAGCTCAATGAAGAGTCACGCGCCAAAGAGCAAGAACTGGCGGCATCACTGAATAATCAAACTGAAACCCTGCGAAAGGCCAAGAATGAGATCAACAAAAAACAGTCTGACATTAATGCTCTTGTTGACGCTGGCAGGTTGCGCATCCCGGCCCCAGCCACCCCAAGTTGCATACCAGCCACCCCAGATGCCAGCCCTCCCAGCAGAGATCGCGGAGAAGAAAGACCCGACCCTTACAGCGAGGCTATTAAAAGTATTGTCGCCATCGCCATCGAGGGAGACAGAAACACAGTCCAGCTCAACGCCTGCATCGATACCTACAACAAAGTGAGGGAGCAGATCAATGGTAAATAGTGATCAACTCAAAAAGCTGCACATTGGCCCCGAATGGGTTGATGCGCTCAATGAAACCTTTGGGCGTTTCAACATCTCCACCAAGCGCCAGCAGGCGGCATTCATTGGTCAATGCGGCCATGAGTGTGGGAACTTCAAGGTGCTGCAAGAGAACTTGAATTACCGCGCAGCCACGCTGATGAAGTTGTGGCCCAAGCGTTTTCCCACTCTTGACGTTGCCAACCAGTACGCTGGTCAGCCCAGCAAGATCGCCAACAAGGTCTACTGTGATCGCATGGGAAACCGCAACGAGGCATCAGGGGACGCCGCCAGGTTTATTGGCAGAGGTTGCATCCAATTGACCGGGCATTCAAATTATTTTCACGCAGGCCAAGCCCTGGGCGTTGACTTTGTCATGCAGCCCGAGTTGGTTGCCACTCCCAAGTACGCTGCTTTGACGGCAGGCTGGTTTTGGTCAACGCATGACTGCAACCGCCTGGCCGAGTCAGGGGACTGGGCAGCACTCACGAAGAAGATCAACGGTGGGACAATTGGCCTCGAAGACCGCATCAAACACATTAATGAGGCCTTGGCAGTCCTGACATGACAAACCTGTACCAGCAGCTCCAAACACCGGCACCTCCAGACCTGCCCTCACCTGGCGCGGTCTATGACGAGAGACTGACTGCGCAATCCCATCGCGGCCTGCTGACCTACTTTCGCAAGCTCACCAATATCCTGTCAACGGTCCTTGGGCCGCGAGGTGGCAAGTACTTGAACCTGCCATATGGTGCGTTTCAAGATGGGACCGACCAGACGGCGGCCAACACAACAACTGCTTACGCCATCACATTTGACACAACTGACTATGCAAATGGGATCACTCTGTCAAATACTTCACGTCTGAACGTGTCGCAGGGCGGGGTTTACAACGTGCAATTCAGCGTGCAATTCAAAAACACAACAAATGACACGCAAGACGTTGAGGTCTGGTTTCGTAAGAATGGCACTGACATTGCCAATTCAGGGTCGCGGTTTGGGTTGGTGCCCAGGAAAAGCTCAGGAGACCCATCCCACATGATCGGGGCTTTGAACTACTTTGTGGATCTGGCCGAGAGCGATTACCTGCAACTCATGTGGCGGCCATCAGACGTTGGCGTCTCCATTGAGCACTTTGCTGCCGGGACCAGTCCAACCCGGCCAGCGATCCCCTCAGTCATTGCCACAGTGAGTTTTGTGTCCAATCTTTCCGCATAATCCCATCATGGCACTTGTACCACTCAGAATCCCCCCAGGCGTTTACCGCAACGGCACAGAGTATCAAACCTCTGGGAGATGGTTCGACTCCAACCTGGTTCGATGGTTTGAGGGTACTTTGCGTCCCATTGGTGGATGGCGCAAGAGATCGGCATCTCAGCTCACCGGGTCATGCCGGGGCTTGATCACCTGGCGCGACAACTCAGGGGACCGCTGGATTGCTGCCGGTACGAATTCCAAGCTCTACGCCATGAATGAGGCAGGCACTCTCAAAGACATTACGCCGACAGGTTTGACTGTTGGCATTGCTGACGCAGCCACAAAGACCGGGTACGGGTACTCCACTTATGGCAACTTTGCCTATGGCGTGCAGCGCCCAGACACGGGCAGCGTTACTCCAGCAACGACCTGGAGTCTGGATACCTGGGGTGAGTACCTGGTCGCCTGCTCAGATGCCGATGGCAAGCTCTACGAGTGGCAGTTGGGATTCTCAACGCCGACCCTGGCCGCTGCCATCGCCAACGCGCCAACGAGCTGCAACGCCGTTATGACCACAGCAGAGCGCTTTGTCTTTGCGTTGGGTGCCGGTGGAGATCCCCGCAAGGTCCAATGGTGCGATCAGGAAAACAACACCGTCTGGACCCCGGCAGCCACCAACCAGGCAGGTTCATTTGAGCTGCAAACTGTTGGGTCTCTGAAGGCAGGCAAGCGCGTGCGCGGTGTCAACTTGCTGTTTACAGATGTCGATGTCCACGTCAGCACCTACATTGGTTTGCCATATGTGTACAGTTTTGAGAAGGCCGGGTCTGGTTGTGGCTTGATCTCAACCCAGGCCGTTGCGGCCATTGACACTGCCGCGATCTGGATGAGCAATTCTGGCTTTTGGGTTTATGACGGGTACGTCAAGCCATTGGCTTGTGACGTTGGCGACTACATCTTTCAAAATATCAACGCCAACCAAGTCAGCAAGGTTTATGCTGTTCACAACTCCAAGTATGGCGAGATCATTTGGTTCTACCCATCAAATGCCAGCAATGAGAACGACTCATACGTCACCTACAACTACCGCGAGAATCACTGGGCCATTGGCTCACTGTCTCGCACGGCTGGCACTGACCGTGGGGTCTACCTGAACCCCTTGATGGTCTCTGCTGACAGTTATATTTACGAGCATGAAGTCGGGTTTGCGTATGACTCTGTTGCGCCTTTCGTTGAGTCTGGCCCTGTTGAGATCCAGCCGGGTGAAAACATTATGAATGTGCGTCAGTTGATCCCTGACGAGCAGACCCTGGGCGAGGTTGTTGTGTCCTTCAAAACTCGCATGTACCCCACGGCCACAGAGACAACTTATGGACCCTACTCTGCCAGCGAACCCACAAGCGTGCGGTTTTCAGCGCGTCAGGTCAAGATCAGGTACACCGGGGCGGTGCTTGCTGACTGGCGAGTTGGCTTAAACCGTTTGGACGTGTTACCCGCTGGCAAGCGTTGAGACTTAAAATTCAGCCATGAAAGACATCAGACAAATCCTCACCGAAGACCTGGCGAAGAACTATGGTGGCTTTGCCATGACAGTTGATGCCTACTTTGATGGGTTGATGAATGCCCCTAAGACGGGCAACTTTGTTGTGCGCCAGGGTGACACTTTAATCTTGACGAAAAAGATCGAGAAAAACGGCATCGAATTTCATTGCATTAACGGTGAACGTGCCAAAGACCTTGTGTCCAACGTGCAAAAGTACCTTGATGACTTGAAGGATCATGGATACGACTATGCCGTCACGTTTTACGACAACCCGCGCATCAATGACTTGATTGCACAACTCACTCACCCGTCAGAGGTCAAAAAGATTGATGATGGTTTATTCAGAACATACGAAGCCACAATGAGGTTCAAATGGGCGCATTAAATCAATTAGGCAGTGCCGCAAGAAGTTTTGTCGCTGACCCTATCGGCAGCACCAGCAATGCTCTGGCAAAGGTGGATAAAGACTTGAGCTTGTCTCAGAATGCAGTCCCCATTGCTGCTTTGGCTGCTTTGGCCGCCAGTGGTGGCTTGGCTGGCGTTGGCATCCCAGGCTTGGGTGCTGCTGGTGCCGGTGCTGCCGGGACTGCTGCTGCTGCCGATCTGGCTGCTGCTTATGGCGCGACTGGTGCTGGAGTTGGTGCAGGAACTCTTGGAGGTATTGGCGCTGCCGGTGCTGCTGGTGGCGCTGGATTATTAGGTACCGCCCTTAACTTTGCAAAAGAAAACCCTGCACTTGCATTAACTGGCGCAGGCTTGGCCGCAAAGGCATTGGGTGGCAGCAGCACGCCGTCATCTTCAACAGCGTCAACGTCCATTGACCCTGACATCAAGGCCGCATATTTGCAGCAGTTGGCTGATGCCAGAACCGCAGCGGCAGGTCTTGGCACAAGGCAGTTTGAGGGTTTCACCCCAGGCTATGCCACGGCAGAGCAGCAGTTGACGGCCACCGGCATCGGCGGTGCAGGTCAGCAGACAACCAACCGGGCTGCTGAACTGGCACTCGCAGAGGCAGGCTACACACCCCAGCAGATCCAGGCCATGACGGGTGCCCAGTACATGGGTGCATACCAAAACCCTTACGAGCAACAAGTGGTGCAGGGTACGCTGGCAGACATTGAACGTCAGCGCCTGATCTCTCAGCAAGCACAGCAAGCTCGAGCAACAGGTGCCAGGGCATTTGGTGGCTCGCGTCAGGCAGTGGCAGAGTCCATCGCCAATGAAGACTATATGCGCCAGGCAGCCAACACTGCCGCCCAGTTGCGCTCTGCCGGGTTCACCACGGCTGCCGGTTTCGGCCAGACTGATGCTGCCAGGGCCATGGAAGCGGCCAGGGCAAACGCTGCCAACCAGATCGCTGGTGCTGGCATACGCCAGACTGCCGTGGGCCAGTTGGGTGCTTTGGGTGCCCAGCAGCAAAACCTGGGCATGACGGGTGCGCAGGCCGTGATGACTGCCGAGCAGCAACGCCAGCAGTTGGCCCAGGCGCGGCTTGACGCTGCACGCAACCTGGCATCTGAGCGCCTTGGCCTGACTGGCAGTGCCTTGGGCCAGAACGTGCCCAACCTTGGCGGTACGACAACCACACCGATCTTCCGCAACCAGACAGCAAGTGGTCTTGGCGGTGCTCTGGGTGG